TTTTTAGCCATATCTTTAATAATACTATCCCCACCCTTATTTAACGCTTGGTTTACGACCCGCTTTCTACCCATAAGCTGTTTTGCTGCACTTGTCAATAGTGGCGTACCCTTAGCGACAGCACCAGCACCACCGGGGCCTACCATTGGGGTACCGTATATAAGTTTTTTCTTTCTCGGTTTCTTGCCAGCGTCAAACCCCGCCATATAGTCTTGCGAACCACCAATGTTTATGAGAGGAGTCGATTCTTCTAATTTGTTGTGTTTCTTGAGCGTGTTTTCATACCGCACCCTCATTTCAACTTTTTCTTTCGCCGCTTTCTCATAAGCGCGGGTTTCTTGATTGAGACTCGCCAATCTTGCTTCCGCTTGTTTGCGCGCCTCTCCTTTGTCTGTTCCAGAAAATAGATTACTCTCTATTCTCTCAGCCGCCTTTATTTGATTTTCAACCTGTTTTTCTACTTTTGCCAAATCTTCTTGTATGGGGACGGTTTTAACCCTTGGGTCAATCGTTATGAAAATTGGGGTGCTACCCACCTTTTTAATATCTCTTATTAGATCATCTATAAAATCAGTGGCTTTTTCAGAAGTCTCTTTAAACACTGAAGCTATATTATCTTTTGCAGCAATCGCCGCCGCTTTCATTGTCCTCGCCGCTCCGACCACCGCGTTAGTCATTGACCGAGAAAGCAGTATGTATGTTTCTTCTGAAATCGTCCCAAGGGCTTTTAATATCAGCAGGGCGGGCTGCCACACGAGATTCATGAGGCCTAGAATATGCATTATTGCGAGGGACAAAACACCTTTTATGGTATTTATTACAGCCATGATCGCAGAGCCAAATCTTTTCAAGTAATCCCACGCTTCTTCGCCCCACTTCAATATTTTATAGAGCCACTCTAAAAGGCTTTTAACTGAAAACTTTGACAAATCAATTCTATCTATAACCACTTTGAACGCCGAGGTGAAACCAACAACAAACCTTCTTAACACTTCTTGTATATTGCGAATAGAACCCCTCAACCTCTCACCGATCATGATGTTCAGTTCTTGGACAACTGATGCTAACAATTTGAATGCACCATGAACACTATCCATACGGATGTCTGCCATCTTCCTAGCGACACCCTCAACATCTTGTAACTCGTCTACAAGTTTATCAGTAATGTCGCTCATCTTCGCTAACGCAAGAATTGCTGGTCCGCCACGCTTTTGGAATATATCAAAAGCTTTCTCTACGCCGATGCCACCCTCTGTGAATTTCTTTAATGCTGCAATGCCGTTTCTATCTATCTCGCCCGCAATTTCAGCGAATATGTTTTTCAAGCCTGTACCAGCACGGTCTGCTTGCATACCCGCGTTAGATAGTACACCTAACATCGCGGCTGTTTCTTCCAGAGTAATGCCCAGAGCAGAAGCAACTGGCGCGACATACCCAAACGCATGACCAAGTTGTTGCACTGTTGTGTTTGTCCTTGCTGATGCAAATGCAAGAACGTCAACAACACGACCCGCTTCTTGAGCCTCTAGTCCCATGCCACGAACCACCTGTGATGTGATGTCTGCGGCTTCTGCAAGATTCATGTTTGCTGCGGCTGCCAAATCTAGGAGCGCGGGTGTCGCAGCCATTACTTCATTGACATTAAAGCCAGCGCGCGCAAGGAATGACATTGCTTCAGCCGCTTCTGACGCGGTAAACACTGTCGTAGACCCCAACTGTCTCGCTTGCGCCTCTAATCGGGCAAACGTATTATCCCCAATATCAAGAAGAATAGACCTAACTTCCTGCATTTTGAATTCAAAATCAGAAAACACAGCGATCATCTTTTTAACTGCAAGGGTTAGTGTTGCAGCCCCGGCAGCAGCCGCCACAAAGCCAATTTTTGCTAGGCCCCCGAATGTTTTATTTAGAGATTTGCGAAATTTCTTTACAGCCGTCCGTGCTTTACGCAAACCTGTCATCATACCCGTGGTATTTGTGTGAATGTTAATTTTAAGGTTGGCTATTGTTGACATTATTCTGCGCCCTTATTTTTATTTACTAGAGTCATCATAATTGCCTTCATATCTTCTTCGGTCTGCTCTTCCTTCTCGTTTACAATTGGCATAAAATCAATTGGAGAAAAGGCTTTACTACTCTTACCGCGATTCACATTAGCGATTGTGCTTGAGATGATTCCTGCTTGAAGATCGCCTCGTGTGCCGCCAATCGGGTCTAATGAATGGTAAGCAGCCCATTCAGAAAGTTCCCGCGAAGAGAATCTTTCTAAAAGTTCTTTGACACTGCATCCCATCGCAAGGGCTAGGGTAAAATAAAATCGCCGCTCTGGGCGGCGTTTTAGTTTCCCGCTAGTTCCTCGACATCCTCGCCACTAAGACCATTCAGTTTTTGCGAAACACTGAATATACGATCAAGTGCAGCCGCAGATTTTTTGCCCAGTGCATCAACATCTTTGGCTTCAAACAAGCGAGTGCCATCTTCTGTGCAAATAGTTAACACAGCGAGTCTGGCACGAATGTTTTTGAGGTTCATATCACGATTCTTGCCCTTGCCCTCCATCATGGATTGCTCGAACATGTCTCGCTCAGTTCCTGAAAGCGTCCTCACGAACACATCTCCGCCCCATTCGGGGACGGAGACGAGTTCTTTTGGGAGGTCATCACATTGTAAAATGGATTTCTTATCTAACATATTATTCTGGCCCCGCGAATGTCAACGCACCAGATACTTTGATTGAAAAACTTGCGGTCACTTTGTCATCAATAGAAGCGGATGTTGAAAATGAGGTAATAATACCACTAGCAGTGATTGAGGAGGTGTCTGAAAAAGTGATAAGCCAATCTTGTGCGGTTCCAGCATTAAAATCTGTTGTCATATCATCGTGATTCTCATCAGCATCTCCATCATAAGATACTTCTAAACTAACTTCGCCACCGTCTATCATGCCCGCGATAAATGTTTTCGCAGACCCACTAATATCCGTTGTGTCTATTGTTGCAACAGACGCACTTGGGCCTGACACGGATTGCACCAACCCTATGTCCGCACTGTTCCATGAAAATACCGTTCCGTTCCCTGTAATTGCTGGCATAACTAAAATCTCCTAATTTCTTAACTCTCGTACCAAATTATGTAGTCACTAATGATTCGGGAAACGCCCCGATCTTCTGCTACTTGTGAATCTTCAATTAAAACATTGTCACCATCATGATGACAACTCTTTACTACTACCCCTTCGCTTGTCCCAGAATAATCCATGAGTGCCTGTCGCACTTTTTCCGCCAACGTCTTTGCAGCACCATAAGAAGTATCTATGCTTTCAAACGATATAGATGCTCGTGTTATATTAGTGTGTCCTGTTGCACTGTTTTGTGGTTGTGTTCCCAACAACTGATAGGTTATTGCAGGAAAACTGTTTCCTTGCTGTCTGTGTTCAGGATAAATACGGCTACCAACCAATGCGGTTACATCGGCATCATTAACCAGTACACTTCGCAATGCTATTTCAATTGCAGCCATTAAAGTGTCCCCCTAAATGATGCTATTACAGTTCTGCGAACTTCTCTTGTAATTTGTCGTATAGCTTCATCTTGGTTACTTTCAAAAGTTTTTTTCATAAACCTTGTTGCAGGAAAACTCTTTAACGAAGTGGGCGGTCTATCTTTGAATACGTCTGTTCGCCACCATTGCGGCAGATTCCTTGGATGAAAAATCTTCTTTGTTGAAACTCTTGTCTTTGTTCCATATTCTACAAAATTTGCGTACCACGCATCGTTCTTAGATCCTCTTCCAGCATCTACCCCTGTTGTACCCTTAATAGCACCAAACTTCTTTGACACCTTACTTTTAATAGATTTTCTCAATCGTTTGCTATGACCAACTGGCGCATTTGCTTTTCCTGCCACGCGAAAAACCTTGTTACCCTTACGGACAGCGCGACGAAGCATGTTCGCCTGTGTTCTTTCATCAAACTTCTTTATTCTTTTATCAAACTTTTTGAAGCCTGTCCAAGACATTGTTATGCTTACATCTTTTGCCATTACTCAGACACCTCCTCAACGCAAAAAAGCGACATTCTTTCATCCCGCTCGTTTACATTTAACACTGAGTCAATGTTCAACACACGACTGCCAAATAGCAGTCTGCATTTTGGAGAAACACTACCGTTGTATCTCATCACAACACGGTGCGAAACAATCCCGGCTTTCCCCTCGCCTATATCTCGCTCTGACCCGCTCACTGGCTCAACAGCAGCCCAAACAGTGTCGCCTGTTGACCAACTGCCTGTTGCCTCACCATAGTCATCTAAAGTCGTGCTTTGACTTTGAATCGCTACGCGGTGTCGTAATCTTCCGGCTCGAACACTCATCCTAAATCTGGTATCCGATATTGTGTCAACAGTGCATCTATTGCAAGTGGCACAAGATGTACCTTCATGTCAACGGTTGAACCTTCTCTGTTTTCATACCAATGTGCAACCAAGTGTTTGATTGCTAACTTGATTCCTTCTGGCACATCACCAGCCGCTCCATAACCAGCAACAAAAGTTACGATTACTGCGTCCATTTGACTGCGAACGCTTGGCCAATCCTCGTCAACGTCTGGCCGCACTCTCGCTGGCTTACTATTCGCGTCTACGACATACTCGCCTGATGACCATGTTTGGGTTGCGCCGTCCGTGTCAACATATTGAATACTGGTAACACTCTGTGAAGGCGATTTCGGAAGGCGTATCTCTGTTGCCGGAAATTCATCTAATCTAAGTTCAAGTGTTTGTGTAACAAACGCCCTGCCAGTATATGTCTGAGCATACAGCGTAGCACCAGTGATAAGACCACCGATTAAGGTGTCGTCGTCCGATGTGTCTACACGCATGTGCGACTTTGCTTCTGTAACGGTTACAGGGTTTGTTGCCGGATCACTTGATACTACAAGGCTCATTCTTCAGGTGTTTCCACAGTAGATGCCTTGACATCTGCGGTTTCTTTTTTAGAAACTTTAGTTTTTCTAACAACCTTGCTTGAACCAGAGGCTGGCTTTAAGATCCCGCGAACGACTAGGTGTTTTGCGTAACCCTCGTCTAGTTCTACAACTTTGCCAACAGGAAGAAACGATCTGCCATCTTTACCTTGTCCACATTTAATTACTTCATATTCCATATTTTTCTCCAAACTGGCGTGAAGGGTAGCCTAAAACTATTGTCTCAGGCTACCCTAAATAGCCAATGGTTTACGCCATTAAAAGGTGCTTAACTGCGGCGGATGAAGTCAAAACTCCATCAGTACGACGAGTAGCTTTGAAGCCTACTTGGTCGGTTGCAGCATAAAGTTCGTTCAAGCGTTGTAAAACAACTGAGCCACGATCAGCGATCCAGTAATAACTAAAATCGCCAAAGAGAATTGGCTTGAGTCCCGTTGTCATTGCTTCGCAATCTTCAGCGATCACAACTGGTCTGCCGAGAATTGTATCTGGCGCACCCATCGCTAAAGATGGTTGCCATACATATCGGTTGTCGCCATCTTTAAGTTTTCGAATTGCTCCTGCGGCTGTTGAATTAAACATCCACGTTGCGTTTTTACGATAACCTTGTCCAAGCGAGTAGTAGTGTTCAATAATTTCATCAGCAGTTACGGCTGTTTCAGATGCAGCAGTTGTACCCACAGATGAACCATCAGTTACGCCTGTTGGTTTCGCAGAACCATCACCATTAACGAATGATGTTTCTTCGAGATTTGCAAGACCGCGACCGATGTTACGTCCAAGATAGGATGACATATCAAATACTGAGTCAAAGAGTAGTTCATTTGAAATTTGAACAATTACAGCAGCCTTGTATGCACTGAGCGACGCTTGAGCCATTACTGGGTCTGTGCCACCTATTGAGACTTCTTCTGCTACCCAAACAGCAACCGTTGCAGATGATTCAACTGGGATGTTGCGATCTGATTCTGTTGCAATTACAGTAGCAAGTTTACGCATTTGACTTTCATCGTCAAGTGTTTCAATAATCATACGCTGAACAGTTGTTTCAGTAGCGTAACCGCCCTCTGAATTTACTCCTGCTTCCATAGCACGGAGTTCTGCGGAGGTTAAACCGTTTTGACCACGGCGAAGGTATGATGTAAACGCATCACGATATTCGCGTGTTGCAAGTGGATTGGTTTCCCGATCCTCATCATCACCCTTATCAATCGCCAATTCGGTTTTACGTTCTTCAACCTGAGCGAGTTTTTCAGTGTACTGATCTAATCGCTGTCGTTGTGCGATTTCTGCTTCCATGACATCTGAGTCATTTAGCATGGTGTCCACTTTTTCACGCTGTTCTGCGTTCAGTTCACGACCCTCTGCGTCCGCAGCGTCGATGATGGAGCGAGCATCTGTAATCAGTGCCGCTCTTTTTTCAACCATTTCTTGAGTGTTCATATTACTCATTCCTAAAATACGCCGTAAGCATACACAATGCAGCCACGACTATGTTTTGTTTACAAAAAACCAGTAGATCGTACTGCATCGGCAGAAAGGAATCTAATATGTCAGAACACGCGATGGACAGGCAACGGCCTCCGAGCCATAAGGCTCACATAATTCCTCACCTCTTTATACAGAGTGTGTCTAGTATTTCAGCATATTTTTGTTATTTTTTTGCTTCATACGCTCTTAGCCGCAATCGTAGATCAGAATCATCAACCTTCTCTGGCTCAACGACAACTTCCTTTTTAGACAGTTCCATAGACCGAACCGCTACCTCAGTATCTTGATACGCTGGCCACGCAACTACTGAAACCTCAAGGAGTTCCACATCCTCAAGGGTGCGAACCTCTTGACCATCTTCTGTGTTCCAAGAATCAGTCTCAACAATAAACCCAAAAGACATTGAATCAATGTCCCCTCGGCGTACTGACTCAACAATATCTCGTCCGACGGTTGTGTCGGGTGGATCAATCTCGACTCTTAGCCCATGTTCATCTTCAAACACATCTAGCGTTCCAGCCTTATTCCGCCCAATGACTTGATTTGAATCATGTCCAACCAAAGCACGAACATCGGCTCCGTCTGTCAACGTCCTTGAAAACGCACCGGGTTTGATGACTTCAACGAATCCACCCAAATCTTCGCTTCGAGAATTAAAAACGGCTGCATAGCCACTAATTTTAGGCTTACCACTTGCACTACCCTCAACACGAATCTCTTTTACTGTTCTAATTTCTTTATTATTCATTTCTTACTCCACGAGCCATAAATCGACTCTGCTAATAATTTGGCAGCATCTGCCGTTGTTTCGTCGTACCAATTCTTCAATTCTGCTGATGCCACCAAAGCATCGCTATCATTTTCCCTTAAAATCCTTGCCAACCCCTTGAGTGATTCTTCCGCAACCTCGGCGGCTTCCACCCTGATGGCGGATCGCAATAATTCAGCATTCATACCAGTTGCCTCTACAATTGGTTCAGTTATTTCGATCAACCTATCTGGCAGCCGTTTTGAGGCAACAGTCATCTCATCAACAAGTTTTTGTGGATTTACCCGCTTCTCAAGATGCTTAGTTGCCAGCCTACGACCCGCATTCGCTTCTATTGCCAATGCCCTATTACAAGATTCTTTCAGCCACTCTAATATAGATGGTTGAATACTTCGATCTTCATCACTCTCCTGCTCTGGTTCACTAGGCTGTTCGTTTGTTATATCTGTCATGTTTAATGGTTGTAGATATATGTCGCCGCCCTCGACAGGGTTAAGGTTTTCTTTATGACGGATCTCATTAACACTCAAGATGCCAGAATCCCTAGCAATCTTATATGCACTAAACCTAGCCTCAGTGTCGCCTCGCAACAGCCCATCAACATTGTGTTCAGCGAACACAGAATCAGCCATTACAAGCTTGCGCTTGATTTCTTGTTCCCAACGTGCTAGCCAAGGCAATAGGGTATCACGATAGAAACTTAATTGTTGTGCCTCAATATTGCTGAATGTGGCATACTGAAGATCTCCAAGAGTATGGGGTGGCACACGATACAAACGAGCAATTTCAGCCACTTGGAACCGCCTTGTTTCGAGCCATTGGGCATCATCAGAAGGTATTGAGATGTTATGAAACTTCATCCCCTCCTCCAGAATCGCCACTCGGCTAGAGTTGCCAGCACCACGATGTAATTTCTCCCAACTTTCACGAAGGTTCTTCACACCATCTTCAGACAATTTGCCGGGATGTTCAAGAACGCCTCCGGGATGTGCGGCATTTGAGAATCTGTCTCCGCCCATCTTTTCTGCGGCAACAGTTAGCCCTAGTGCTTCACGAGCAAGGCGAATGGGTGACTTGCCAATTATGCCATCTGATGAGTAACTCTTAATATGTAAGATTTGCGATGGCTTCAAGACAACCCTTTGGTCGTAAACATAAAACAACTCCCCGCCGTCAATACGAATTTCCACATTGTCTGGTAATAGCGGCCAAAGTTCTGCGGGTCTACCAGCACCATCTCTAACGATTTCGGCATATCCGTTACCGTGCGTCAACGCATTGCCTGTCATAACCTCGCGGAAGGTATATGATGACATCTCTGAATTAGGCTCGTCGTGCAGCAACCGCCAAAGGGTGTTTTCTCTAAATTCCTGCCGCGTGCCATCATTATTGTCTTTATACACCTTCAAAGGTAACGCGGCAAGAGTTTCTGCAATAACTCTTACAGCAGCATAAACCGCAGTAATTGATAACGCAGACTCTGGGGTTACGGTTACGCCAGAGGATGTTGGTGGTCCAATCAGTGCCTCGTTTAGCCATTGAGGAGGATTCCCCAATCCCGCCCTCTCTTCTACTTCATTTGTTTTTTCTATTTCACTCATAAGATTGTCAATCCACGATCCTCGTCGTTGTAAATACTTCGTTCATCACCCATACGCCCATCATCGTCAAGCATCGCTCTACCCAGAGCCATCACTAATGCAACTATCGGGTCGATACGTTGCAGGGAGTGTTTCTTGCTTGGTCGAATGTTTTGATTATTATCTGTTTCTATTGCCACGTTTGATGCACACCACCTCAGTACAGGGTGGTCGAAGTGGCACAACCTTCCCTCTGTAACTAACGCTTCTAGGTAGTGGCTAGGCTCTGTCATCGTCCTGAACGCCTGAGGAACCGCCGCCACAGGTACGCCTTCGTCCTCAAGTCTCTTCGCCACGAGTTTTGCGTTCCAAGGGTCAATCGCAACTTGTTGAACCGAAAATCTGGTACACGCATCCAAAACAGTTTGGACGATGGTTTCATGGTCAATTGTCTCTCCTGTCGTTGTTCTCATATCTCCGTCGTCGTACCAAACATCGTAAGGAACCCGATCTTCCCTTGCTCGCAGGAATAACCTTTCGTGAGGCAGGAAAGTATTGGTAACAACCGCATAACGATCATCTTCCATTCGCACCACCATTACAACTGCGGTAAGGTCGTGCCTTTCTGAAAGGTCAATACCAATCCAACACGGCAAACCTTCTTCGAGTTCTATATCTAAATCGCCATCTCTTGTACAAGAATCCCACCTCTCCATAGAAATCCATCGGTCGGCTTGCTCGGTCCACCTGTTCAAATACAGTCTTAGAAACGAGTTTCTAAAGCCCGGAACATCTTTTGCTCTTTTACATTCTCTTTCCAGAAAATCTGTGCTGACGCTGATGTCAAGATTTGGATTTGCTTTTTTCCATGTTTCAGGATCTTCCCAATCATCGTCTGCTCCTGCGGCGAAGATTACTGGCAAGAATGCCGGATCTTCAATAATCCCATCCCGCACCTGTTCAGCGTACTTATGCACCTCATAACAGATTGTTGTTTGATCGTACCCCGCCGTAGTAATACCGATTACCAGTGGCTGGCGGCGCGCTCCTGTTGAAGTGACCAAAGTGTCCCAAAGATCTCTCGATTTCTGAGTGTGCAATTCATCGAAGATAATTCCATGAGCATTAAAACCATGTGCTGAATGTGCGTCTGCGGCGATACAACGATATGTACTCTTTGTAGAGTCAACCATAATTGAGTTACGATACAGGGTGCATCTCTTGTTAAGTACGTCATCGCTCTGGACAAAGCCCTTTGCAACTTGGAACACAATACCAGCTTGATCTCGATCAGAGGCAGCACCATACACTTCAGCCCCCGCCTCACCATCTGCGGTCAACAAATACAAAGCCAAGCCAGCAGCAAGGTGTGACTTCCCATTCTTTCGAGGAATCTCCATGTAGGAAGTTCTGTACCGCCTAGATCCATCACGCCTCTTCCACCCAAACAAGTTCCCGATAATTGCCCGTTGCCAACCAGATAACTCAAACGGCTTACCATTAAACTTACCCTTACCATGTCGCAAAAACTTGGGGAAAAACTCAATTGCACGAGTGGCTTCATCTTCGTCAAACCAATGGTCATCGGTTGCCGTCGTAGCGGGGTCATACCCTCCCGGCAAAGATTCTAGTTTTAGGCTTGCTTCAGCCAAAATAAGATTCCTTCGACGCTCTGTCTACATCCTTCTTCTTTCGATCAGTGGCGGGAACCCTTACTCTTGAAGATGGAGTTAATCCAAATTCTGTTTCGAGTTTCACTAAGTCTTTATTTAATGCTTCAACAACACGAGAATAGGGTGATCTAACAGGGTCGCCTTTTGCGTTGATAAATACATCGCCCTCTTTTGCCAACACTTCCAACGCATCTACATATCGAACATACGTCATACAGAGCCGAGCAAGTGCGTGTCCATCAAGAGTTGTGATAATACCTATCTCCATTAACTCTGCAACCAATTTCTTCCATTGATATATTGCCTTACGCCCCTTTAACCATGAGGGCATCCTAGGCTCTCCCGGCTCGACTTCGACTTCATCAGCTCGACCCGACCGTGTTTCGCTTACCCATTTTGATCCTGAGAGTTTCAACATTGCGGTGGGTTTTGGTTTAGGCCCTCGTTTACCCATAGATTATCTCTCCAATGTCTATTTGCTCTTTCTTTTTGCCATACCTCTTAATGTAGGCGGCTTTGCTTGCGTACCAAGCATTTATTACTGTTTCCAATTTTCTGTTCTCATCCTTTTTCGCAGCAGCAAGAGCCGCGTCCTGCCCATTATCAATAACGATAAGTTTCCCGCCAGTTTCTTCCGCAAGGTCATTTGCACCAGAATAATCAGTGAGAATAATAAAAGCCTTCCTGCTTTCATTTATTCGCTTTGAGTGCTTTACAACAGTCTCTCTAATCGCCATACCAAGAGAAATGTCGTTTGGATCAACTGGAATCACAGCAGCCATAACCTTGTCCCAATCAAAAACAATATCGTTACGCCTAATCTGAGAGTACACATACGTTCTTTTTCCTGCATAGGGTGGTCCATTCACAATACGAATGTTGTCGTGCGATCTCTCGGCATTACCAGCATCTTGGATTGTTTTCTTTTTGTGGCACTCTACACAAATACCCTGAAGGTTCTCTCTATCGTTTCCACCACCATCACATTTTGGGGTGATATGGTCAACTTCTTCGGATGGACTATTCTTGCAAACCATACAAAATGGTTCTTCGGCAAGCACCATCTTCCTGAGTCGCCTCCACGCGACACCATACCCACGCTTATGCGCGGATAGGTGTCTACGCGGCACTTCTCCATCTACCTTCTTCTTCGCTCCATGTGCTTCACATTTTTTACTACCCGCCACCGCAAGGTGGTTGCAGCCAGCGTGTGTGCAGAAGGTTCTCATTGATTATCGTTCTCATCTAATTTGCGTTTCATGTTCTCGTCATCTAGTTTTTTAATACTAGCACCACCGTGCATAGCAATAACGCCGAACATGTGTTTAGCCGCCTCGACCCATGCTTCCTGAAGCCAAGAGTGAAGTTCGTCCCATTCCGCAGATTCGGTGTCCGTGTGTATCTCAACACGCTCTTTCATGGTTTTGAAAGCCACCAAAGCACAGGATTCTATAAGGTCATTAGTAGGGTGTGGCATCTTCGCCATGCGATAATCTATCTGTATAGCGTTCGTTACCATTAATTATCGAAAAACCGATCAAGCCATGTCCGGCAAGACCACACACCAAAAGCAAAGCCAGCAGCCCCGCACAAAACCGACCACCACACTGTTCCTAAAAAATCAGCCATTTTAATTGTCTCCTAACAATTTCTCGTAAACCATTCGGCACATTCAACGATTATCAATAGTCTCGCCCAAATCAACATCAGGATTTCCTCCAAGCCGCGTCATACGCGGGATCACTCGCTCGCCTTGCAGCAACCGCTTCTCTTGGGGTCGTATTCCGTTTAGGGTCAATTGCCTCTCTATCAAGCTCGACATCCCTTTTAACGCTTCTAGGAATAAATAGACCTAAAGCCCAAAAAAACCGTTTTATCAGGGAACCAATCCCTGTATACCAAAGTAAAACTAACACACCTAGAACTATACCCGCATACGCAAGGTTGTTCATCATCTTCCCCCACCAAGGAACACTATCCTCGATGCCAGTGATATTCGCGTGTACGGTATCCGCAGCATCAATGATATTGTCTTGGTGTTCATCTATTGAAGCGGCTAACTCAGCGACTTCTACTTGATCTGTCTTAGTGATAATCTCATTAGCATCTATCTTACTAGCCGATGCCTCATGAATGACGTTTGTGGCAGCAGCCGAAATAGCCTGAGATGCCGAACAACTACTTAGTCCAAAGCCAAGACAGGAGAATAGGAACACAGCCAGCCATTGCCCCAAAGATAGCCCCCATAGTTTTCGCTTTCCACCGTAGCCCAGTAATGTGTGAATCCATCCTAGAAAGCCTGTCCTCAATTTTAGACACCCGGCTGTCCAAAGAGTCCAAGCGGTGGAGTACCAGTTTTTGATACTCGCTCCAACCATTCTTGTTCGACATAAATTATTCTCTTTCATAAAGTTTGCATCCCTATCTTTATTCTGCCTGAGTCCCCTCATCTTCCATATTCTCATCAAAAAATGTATCTAATGGAATAGGGTCGATATATGGGGTTGTTGGTCTGCTGGCTCTGCCAATCGAATCTGTCCCTTCACCAGCTCTCCAGATTCTCATTTTAGTCTGTTTTGTGTAAATAGCCGGAAGCCTGTACGTCAATACCCGATCTAGCCAAGTGTATAGACCCGAACGGCTAGGATCATATTTTCCTGAATTCTCATTTATCAGAATCCACCCTTCCGCAACTATTTCGTCGTAATCCCATTTAGGGAAACGCTTGCACTTGACAGACCAAGAAGCCCATCGGTTTAGGCAATCCAGAAGTTCAGCCTGATCTAACACGGTATATCCACCACATCTCCATCGGCAGAAGCGTACCAAATTCTTCCTTTTTTGGTTTTGCTTATTTAGTTATTAGTTATTTATTATCTATTACTTATTCTTTATGGATTATTAATAATTACTATTATCTACTGTTATGTTATGTTATGTAGTCCGCAAAATGTCCGAACGAATGCGGACAAAATGCGGACATTTTGACTTGCAGAGTTTGCAAGTCAACCGCACTGGCGTTACCAAGAATAGCCATTTCTAACAAAACGCCCAAAACCCAAACCACCCCATAAGATTTCTGGCGAATACGCTTTTAGTAGTAAACACAAAGTGTGTCCGCAACCTGTCCGCAACGATGCGGACAAAAAGCGGACAAAAGTAAACTTTTGATTAGCCAAAAAATTTGATCTGGCAAGCCCACCGATCTAGCAAAAATCAATCAACGTATTCGAAAATGTGGC